ATACGCATTAGGAGCACTTGGTTGTGCAACAATGTCCACTGTGACTATTTCAAAGTCACTTACTTTGCCGCTCATGTCGTCCACGTTACCGCTACCACGACTTGATACGCCGAGTTTAACACCACTCTCTAACATAGTAGCAACTAGTTGCCCCATTGGAGTTGGTAAAATCTTTAACTTGCCAAACCCGTTAGCACCGTCCATCCACATACTAGTAATCATATGTGATACACGATCTAGATTGATTTTCAAATCATCTGGATGATCTACTTCACCTAATACAGAATGACCTTCTGTAATCTGTTCGTTCAATGTTTGTACAGCAGATTCGATTTCAGAAACGGGGTAGACACGCTCATTGGCGTTCTTTACCCCACCCTGAATGAAGATACCTTTCATATAAAGGTTCTTCTTATCGCCTTCACTTACACTTTCGACCACCATACTGGCACGGTCAAAAGTTAAGTGTTCCTTGAGATACAAAGCCATTGCTCCAAGATTCCTTATATTCTACGCTTTACTGTCTTGCGTGATTCAATAACGCTCTTACTGTTAGAACCATTGTCACCTGCTTTTGGCTTTGGTGCAGCTTCTAAGTCAGCATTGTTTTGTGCAGGAGCATTTTTCCAGTTGTTAGCGTCTTTTACTTGTGTCTCGCCTTTTGAGTAGAAGTTGCTAGGTCCTTTAGGACTTGTAGGAACTGTCTCGCTTGCGCCACTGAACTTTACTGGACGACTGTCCATTCCAGCTTGTCCACTGTTTTGTAAACTTGTGCTTTTTGTGTTTTGACCATTGTCACCGTGAGTTACAGAAACTTTCTTTAATGTGATTGCTTCCATCATAGCTTCTTCGTCATCAGCCGCTGCCATCTCATCGTCAGCAGCACCCATCTCATCGTCAGCAGCACCCATTTCGTCATCACCCATTTCGTCATCATTGTTTCCCATGATTTCTTCGAATTCAGCCATCAATTGGTCTAACTTATCTTCGATGCTTACTAGACGGTCTTCAACACCTTCTTCACCCATATCTTCATCGTCAGAATCAATATCAATGATATCTTCATCACCGTCATCATCAAAATCGATTTCATCTTCTTCTTCGGTCATGCCTTCTTCTTCAGCACTGATTTCATCCATCATCTGACCTACTTGACCGCCCGGGCTCATGCCCTCATCCATTTCATCGTTCATTATATCTTCATAGATTTCGCGGCTTTTTTCAACTACGATATCATGGAATAATGCACGGGCTTGTTCTTCGTTCTCATTGATAATTAAATCAATTAGTTGTTCAAATTTTTTGTTATCCATTGTATGTTTCTCCTAAGTAATGGCTTTGTAGAATTATTTAGTGAGTATTCACCAAACATGCTCAATAAGCACGTATTTTTTACGTTTTAAGGAGAAATATAGATATTTTACATTGCTGGTGCAGCAGCGTCAGCTTCTGGCTTTGCACCATACTGCTCATGCACTTTTTTGATATATTTTGCTTTTTCAAAGTTACGGACATCTAACATTTTTCTAAGTTTTCGTATCTGCTTTAATGTTAGTTTTGTTTTGCGGCTTTCTTTCCACTTTGGTTTACTGTTATCCGCACTGGTATCTTGATAGCCTTCTACGGCGGGATTGAACATTTCCATAAGTCTCATAGATTAGTATTTATCTTACATTGCATTACCAGTGGGCGCTGGCATACCACCAGGAGTATTACCTGCATCAGCTACTGCACCTGCTACTTCTGGTCCAGCTTCAGTACCTTCTTCTGGTTGATTTTCTAGTGAATCCGCAGTCTCTAAGTCAGTGTCAATGTCACCTGCACTAATACCAATATTACGAAGGTCGCTACTTTCTGGTTCAAGATCAGCATCTTTGCCATTTTCTTCGCGCCACATTTTTTCATTCTTATTGATTTCTTCTTCACTCAATCCTAAGAATCTTTCTAGTGCAAAACGCTTACTCATATAAGGAAACGCTTCCATAGCTTGAAATGTTGCAACTCTAGCAGTATCTAGTTCACTTTGACGATACGCAGCAAAGTTTTGCGGTGGATTAAACTCTAATGTGAACAATCCACTGTCAATATTAAACCCTCTCCAACGCAAAAATAACTTGAATTCTTCATCTAACTTATGACTGATGTACTTCTGTAATCGTTCGCAATATTGATTGAAACGAAACTCTTGTATCATTGCTGTACCAACACGGCCATCACTCAATGGTGTTGTATTGTCATCAGGGCCAGTTGGTAAGTAACTACTTGGAACACGTAGTCCACGTGCCAATCTGTTATTGAAATACTTCAAGTCATCAATCTCACCGAGATTTTGACCACCGGGCAATACTTCAACACTACTACCACGACCATCTGCTGTGACTGGGAAGAAGTAATCTTCGTTCATGCTCAATGGATTATATGTGGCATCAACAATAGCTGAACCACCATGAACTGATGGGATACGTCTTTGGTGTATCTCATTCTTAATACGTTCAACAAAAGCCATAGCTAAGTGACTTGGCATGTTACCAACGTCAATCTTAAACATTCTACGTTCCGGAGCACGTTGCACACGATAGATAAGAACCGCATCTTCTAATAGTTCTTTCTGCTTATATACTTTGAAAATGTTCTCTAATATACTTTGACCAAATGGCCAGAAGCGATCTAGACCCTCAGTTAAACTCAAATGAACAATGTGTTTAGAATCAATCGCACTTTCACTCTGTCCTAATGTAAAACGACTACCAGTGGTGTTGTAAGGCATACTTGGAACCGTATAACCTCCACCTGCTCCACCTCCACCTGTGCCGCCCATACCAGTCGCTGGGTTAGCAGCAAAGTCTGTGTTAGTCTTAGTAGCTACAGTAAGATTCTGTAAGTTTATATTGATATCTTTGATGACATACTGTTCAGGCTTCTTACCTTCACTTTCATTAACAATAACTTTGATAACTTTTGTGTTATCAATCCAATATAGTTTGAAGTTCTCTGGATCACGAACAAAAACTTGATCACCATACTTGATAGTGTTACGGAAAATTTTGAACGTTCTTGTTCCAAATTCGTTTAGTTTACACCATTGTTGTAGTTGTGTCTTAAGCAATTCTACTTCATGGGGAGTTGGATCATCAGTAAATGCTAGATTGAATGGTGTATCATTATGTTCGTTTTTCTGTGTACTAAATTCACTAATGATATCTAAACATGCGTTAATTTCAGCATCAACGTCCATCATTTCATATTGATTATAGCGTTCAATACGATTAGGATGACCTGTATAGACTTCCGGAAGTCTACTCATGTAGTTTTTATAACCCATGTCATGGTTATTCCAGCCACCGGTTTCAGTACCATTCTGTCCTGGACTACCGTTCCATGCACCGGTGTTGCTGTTGCCTCCACCTATCGGGCTGGAGATACCACTTTTATTCGTAAAACGTTTTTTATAGGTCATAATATTATGTAGTATTTAGTATTAACCCATAGAATACTTTAATAATTTGTTAGTGTAGTTATTATTTTTATCCATTTTATCAATAAGACTATCAAATTTTTGTTCCATCATTGAGTACAAATCAATTAATATAGCAGAATCATTAGAAGAGGTAGCAGTAGTATTATCAGCTACTACCGAAGATAACGCACCTTTCTTAGCTGATCCATCTTTCTGTGCCTTATTCATTGCCAGTTTATCACCTGGGTTTGGCAAAGGAACAATAGCTTCTCTGCCGTGCAATTCTACTGGGTAGCCAGCTTTAGGTCCATCAAATATACCACCGTCATACGCTTTAAGAGGTAATTCAACGTGATAGTGTCCACCGGTTGCTTTATCGCTAGGATTTTCATATTCATTTTTAACATAAATACCAGATTTTCCACCAGCTGCATATATAGCTTTTTGTATATTTTTATCGTAATCTTTTCCTGGTTTCATGGTTCCTGGTTCTAAACCTACAACCATATCAAATGCTAATCCTTTTGTATGTCTACTTTCAGGAGTATTTTCTTGATGATATCTGTCATTGAATCCAGTAAAAGATTGAAACCCAGGAGTACCTGCTTGTACTCTTTTAGCTATCTCTATTAGTTCTGGATCAATTTTAGCACCAGATTGCTGCAAATCTCCTGTCTTAGATTCCATCTTTAACCCAGCAGCTTTTAATTGGTCAAGAGAAGTGGCTTGTACTTTCCCAGAACCACCTTGAGATTGCATACTATATGCGTGAGATGAAGTACTAGGACTACTTTTACCAGCTCCACCAGCTCCACCACCATATCCACCGCTCATTCCTGTTGCAAACGCAGCAAAGGCTTCTGCCATTTCTTTTGTCTTTTTAGGATCAATATTAAGTTTAGCAAAATCAACAAATTTGTCTATTATATCTTTTTTACCAAACATTGCTAAAAATCCATCAGCTAATCCGCCCATCATGGTCCCAAAACCGCCTGCTATTCCTGCTACACCACCTTGAGCAAATGCTTTACTAAATTCTACAAAGGCTTCTGCATTATTTTTACTTCTTTTAACATCAATATCAAGTTTAGAAAAACTTACAAATTTATCTATAGGAGTTGTTCCCTTAAGTAATCTGGTTACCCCATCACCTATTGAATCTACAATCTTTCCTACTCCACTGACAGATTCACTTACTCCAGATGCTGTCATTGCTTTACTGAATGCAATAAATGCTTCTGCATTTGATTTAACTTTAGGTCCATCAATATCAAGTTTAGAGAATTTTATTAATTTGTCTACCGGTAAATCTGTTCCAAACATTTTTGCTAAGCCATCACCAAGTGCACCTATGAATACTCCAATACCGCTAACTCCTTCAGCGACTCCAGCAGCACCCATTGCCGAAGCAAATATCGCAAATGCTTCTGCATTATTTTTAACTTTTGGTCCGTCAATATCAAGTTTTGAGAATTCTACTAGTTTTTCTATAGGTGTTTTTCCAAAGAAATTAGTAAGTCCGTCAGACAAGTTTCCAATAAGACTGCCTATACCAGCCGCAGCGCCGCCAACACCAAATACCGCCAATCCTGTACCCAAATATCCTATACCAAGACCAGCAGCTTCTAATTTATTTCCGTCTAATTGTTCAAAACTCTTGATTCCTTCCATGAGTGTTGGTAATGTTTTGCCCATTATCCAACTTGCTCCTGCGATACCTGCACCAATTCCAGTTATGATAAGACCAATTGAAGTAGCAAGTCCAGCTGCGCCACCTACAACTATTGGATCAGCAAATGCTCTCAAGAATCCAGCGAGACCTTGACCTGCGCCTGTTCCTAAATTTTTCAATATATCTGGCTGTGCTAATGTTTTTATAATTTCACTAGCACTACTGCTACCACCGCCTCCTGGCATGCCACCACCTGAAGGCATTCCTGGAACACCTCCGGCTGCTGGACCTGCTGGAACTTCTCTCATTACCCAACCTGCACCTTTTCTAACACGTTCCATTCTTGTGCCAGCAGTTTGTGCTACAGTAGTACCTGCAGTTTGTGCTACAGTAGTTCCGCCTGTTTGACCAGTTTTTCCTAATGCATCTGCTAATTTACCAACTAATTTATCTTCTGCTTTGTCAGCCGCAATTCCAGCCATCTTGCCAGCAAACAACTTATAAGCTAATAATGCTCCGCCGGCTATACCGGCAGCCATCATTGGATTGTTCATTGACCATCCCATGACAAATCTACCAAATTCAGCAATATGTGCCATGAATTTTTCTAATGGTTCCCTGAACGCTTTTGGTAAAAACTCAAGCATCGCAGCGCCCATTGCATTTGGCATTGCTACTAATGTTCCACGAACATCATGCTCCAACGCGATCTGCAATTGTTTAGCATTGAATTGAGCCTGAACTTGCGAATTAGTAAATGCATCTAATGATGTGCGTAATCTAGTTAATTCTTCACCTGGATCGTATTTTGGTGCACCTGGTGGAGTATTAGCATCTTCTTTTTCGGTTTTCTCACGAGAACCTTTGACTGTGGCTCTAAAATCGCTTATTGCTTTATAACTATCGAGGGATACTCCTTGTTGTTCCCCAATTATATTGGTATAACTAGCAATCTTGTGTTGATATTCTTCCATGCCCTTTGCAGCGAGTTCATTCAAGCGAATTTGATCTGTTTCACCTTTCTTCATTGCATCTATCATAGGACCAAGATATTGCAACATAACTACTTGATTTTGATCTAGTGCGGCATGTGATTGGAATTTTGCTAATGCTTCTGCCATTTGTGGCATTGTTTTTTGCATTGCACCGGCTATTTTTTCAGTAACTTCTATCTCTGCAAGTCTTCCTTTATCACCTCTCATCATTGCTACATCTTTTGCAGCAGCAAGTTGTGATATCGCTCTGATAGCATCTCTACCTTTTTCTAAATCTTTACGATTTAATCCAGTTAGTGTAGCTACTCTATCTAGTTCTAAAACATAGTTTCTAACACCTGCAGCTACTTCTTGGTTATTCTTTTTCTCAAGTCCACCAAGTGATACTTGAGTTTCCATATACTTTAGTGTATGTTCGTTAAGTGCATCTTGGTCGATTCCCATTCTTCTAAACGTTTCACCAAACTTATTCTTTACACTTTCTGCTACATCAGTGAATTTTTGTAAACCCTCAACTGTACTAGCGCCAAACATAGCTAACGCTTGTCCGCTTTCACCTACTATTTTAGTAAATTTAGCTATATCTTTTGTTGCTAATCCAAGTTGACCAAGTTGTCTCCATAATTGTGTCATGCCGCCTGAAGCGGTCATGGATGATTGGCCTACTTGATTAAAATCTTTATATAATTGATCGTAGATTGCTGCTTGCTTCTTTTGAAGTTCAGCATCCCGTCTCATTGTGGCAGCGGTGGCTTGCTTCTGATATCCTTCGTAAGCTAATGTTGCCCCGATTAATAATCCTATTATACCGACCAATACCCCAATCGGTCCACCTAATATAATCATCTCTAGTGCAGTTTTAGCAGTTTCTGTACCTAAGCTAATCATGCTTGAGCCAGTAGCTTCTATCGCACTGGCTAGTGAATTCATTTCAGCAGATACTTGTGCGGCTGCTGCTGAGTTAGCACCGGCTCCTTCTAGTATTGCATCTGTGTAAGCATTCGCCCCTTCCCAAGCACCTTTCAGTCCTGCTACGAACATGTTGAAGGTACTTGTTATTGCTAATTTTGCTAAGTCTGCGGCTAATTTTGTACTATTGTTGAGTAGATTACGTTGTACTTCATCTGATTTTCTCAAAGTAGCAATATATGCTTCTTGGAATTGTGTTAACCCGCCGGTCTGCTTAACTAGTTTTCCATTCTCATTAACATAACGGCCTATGGATGCTAATGCATCATCCATAGCTTTTTGATTTTTTAAATTAGTTTTATATGCTTCTTTTTGTGTACTACTTAACTTTTTAAAATTTTCGTCTTGTTCGGAAAGTTTTTTGTTTATTTCTTCTTCAAGTTTTATTCTATCTTCATTTGCTTTTTTTCTTGCACTTTCGATGGTTTTTTGTTCAGTTACAACCAACCCTAATGATGTTAGATTTTTAGTGAAATCTTCTTCTGCTTTGGTAGCGGCTTCGGTAGCTTTAGTAGACTCATCGACTGTTCCGGTCATCTTTTCTAAAGATGCAGCCATCTTGTTTAATACAGCGAGTATTTCTTCTTCATTCATACTTTATTTTTCCGTTATTTTGTAACTAATAAATAGTTTACTTGTATTTAGTGTTTTAAAAATACAATATTTTGGAGAATTATTAATGAACAACCCCCTAAGACAGTATTTCCGTAGACCCGCATTGTACATATCATTACCTAGCAAAGGGCAATATTACCCCGAAGGTGCTATTGATATACCTGAAAACGGTGAATTTCCTGTTTACCCCATGACTGCAATTGATGAAATAACTAGTAAAACACCAGACGCATTATTTAACGGAAGTGCAGTAGTTGATATTATAAAAAGTTGCATTCCGGCAATCAAAGATCCATGGAGTATGCCAAATATTGATATTGATACTATACTAGTTGCAATACGTTCAGCGACCAACGGCAATGATATGGATATTGATTCAGTCTGTCCAAAATGTGAAAATGAAGCAAAATACGGTGTTGATTTAGCTAGCGTACTACATTCTATAAAACCAGTAGACTATGACACCGTTTCTCCACTAGGAGACATAACTATAAAATTTAAACCATTATCATATAAACAAGTCAATGGTCTTAATTTGTCACAGCTTGAAGCACAGAGAGAAATAATGGCTTTAGAAGATGTAAAAGATGAAGCTGAAAAAAATACTAAATCAGGATCGATAATGAAAAAATTATCTAATCTCAACATGAGTTTAGTTGCAATAACTATAGAATCAATAAGTGTACCCGGAGAGACAGTAACTGATCCTAAATTCATTAGTGAATTTTTATCATCTTGTGATAGAAATACATTTGAAAAAATACGTCAAGCTATGATTGAATTGCGTTCAAATTCAAATATTAAACCACAAAAAATAAAATGTGCAAATTGCTCACATGAATATGATCAAACATTAACATTAAATATTACTGATTTTTTCGTCTAAGGCTTCTTTCTTTGAACCACACGCAAGTGGAAAAGTTATTAAACAACTTAGAAAAAGAAGCCATGACTATTAAAGATAATGCATTGAGATTATCTTGGTACATGCGGGGCGGGGTGACATATGAAGATATACTTAACATGTCTCCCCATGAGCGTGAAACTATTAGCAAGATAGTAGAAGATAACTTAGAGACAACTAAGAAATCTCAAATGCCATTCTTCTAATCCATAGTTATTCATTTATCAAATATTGGGTTGTTTCATTAAGTGATGAACTTCGTTCATCTAAGACCTCACTTCGTTCGGTCTTATTTTTCAACGATTCTGTATTCTCAAAAACTTTATTTGTTTAGGAATATATTGCCGCTTTGAAGCCATGGTAGTGCAAATTTGCACTACCAATGGAAACTTGCCATGCCCGTCATCCTTTGCCATCTATTCCCCGTATAATTACCTATTTCTGATATTATACGCAACCGGTTGTCCTGTAGTGTTTTTGGGACTGTAGTGAAGCTATCAATATCTTTCAATTGATTCTTCGACAACGCATGTTCTATATCCGCAAGATAGAGTTGGATATAGACTCATTGAAGGTTCGCTTTGACGAGAGCCTTCTCGGTTTTCCATGAACATTGCTGTTCATGCATACTCCAGATCCGTCAGCACAGCACAATCTGTACAAACTCAAGGAGGACTCACAGACTGAGCCAACGAATTGTTATATATTAATAGTTAAAAGGGAATCTTTGGTTTCTGTTGACTTGGTGTCTGTTGAACAATATGATTTTAATATTGGTATATTATGTAAGAAGAAACTATCAAATTCGAAAATCATCCAGTCTCCGTGTTTTTGAGAGGTGTAATAAGTGAAATTATCCGCAACCCATGTTAGTTTGCTTTGTACACAAACATATCTGCCTTTACGATTAAACTTCAGAAAAAGAATGTTTACATCGTCTGGATCAGCAACATCCATTAGTTGCGTTAGCCAACCATCTAATACTTTACACTCTCCAGTTAGTATCAAATGAAACGGAAAATCTGCATAAAACTTACACTCAACATTCATTCTACTGAATGATTGACCGGGTACAATATCGCCCTTGAATGAACGAATCTGTCCTTCATGTAATACTTCTGTTCTACTTTGATTCTTCCCGCCCACATAAGCACCAGACCCAGGGGCACGAATAAAACTCTCGCCGTAAGTATCGGATAGATATTTAGCTATTTCTCTTTCGAAACCTGAACCTTTGTTTTTCTGTGGACTTGACATAATCATACTTATCTACATTTCTCCACTGTAAATTATTCTATGTCTACCGCTGTGTTATAGCTAGTAAATCCATTTTCTTTGATGACTTTCAATACATTTGGAACACGTCCAGCTAATTCTTCACGATGTGAAACAAGCCAAATAGACTTCTTTCTACGACGGCTCATGTCTTTAAGAATAGCGATAGCGTTTTCAACACCCATTGTGTCTAATCCACTATCAATCAATTCATCAATAAACAATGTATTGATTGGGCTATACAAGTTCTCCCAAACATCACGGAAAGCAAAACTCAATCCTAGAATCAGTCGATTGCGTTCACCGCGACTTAGATTATCAAAGTCAAGTTCACGACCCAATTCTGTAATCTCAACTTGTAAATCATTTTTGAATATTACATTATGTGGCAAACCAATCTTATCTAAGTAATGTGTCAATCTACCATTCAAGTATGATAGATTTTGATCAATAATCTTTTTACGCACAAAGCTATCTTTGCTAGTCAATAGGTCAAGCAGGAACTTTTGATGCTCCATTGTTCTAGTCAGTTTATTAATCTTGTCAAAGTTAATCTCTTGTAGTGCTTTGTTTTCCATATCAATTATCTGTTCACCATATGGATCGACTTCATTAGTCTTGTTCTCAATTTGAGTAATCAAGTTTTCAAGTTGACTATTATGTTTAATCGCTTGTGCTTCAGTATCATAATGTGTGATAGGCATTGTGCCTAACACACCCAATTCTTTTAATGCTTGTGTATTTTCTAAGTATTGAGTATTAGTCGCCAAAAATTGTAGTGACGCTTCTTGCAGTGCTTTTACTTTTTCGTTCAAAACATTTTCATGTTTTGTGTCGTGAAACTCTTGCCCACATGCATAACAAGTATGGTTTTTTAAATCACTAATTTCTTTTGTTAGTTTGTTTATTAACTTTTCTTCTTTGGCTTCGTCAGCTACACAACGGGCGATTAATTTATTTAGATCATCAATAGCCTTACGCTTTTCATTGTATGTGGTTAAATCTTTGTGTGCTTGCAATTCACTAGCAATGTCAATAGTAATCAACCGTTGATAGTCAATAGCAAGACGTTCTAAGTCCTCATCATGCTTCATCTTCCATAATTTCTGTCTACGCTTTGTAGCATCAATCTGTTCTTTAACACGCTTATTGGCTTCTTCAATAGCTTTTACATTGAATTCTTCTTGTTGTATACCATCTTTGGTATCTTTCAACATACCCTTGATTACTTCAGCCTTCTCAGATAGTAATGTGATGCCCAATAATTGCTCAATGATATCACGCTGTTCATTATTTTTAAGTGCTAGAAATGGTTCACTATAAGTATTCAATGCCACAATATGCTTGAACATATCACTACTCATGTGAATTACTTTTTCGATAGATGCTTGTGTTTCTTTGTTCTCACCTTGTGCGTCATCCATTCCTTTTTGCAATGAATTATTAACATAGAATCGCAGAATGTTTGGTTTACGACCACGTTCAATTTTATACTCAGTGCCTTCAACATTAAACTCTAGTGTTACCATCATGTTTTTAGCATTGGTACGATTGACTAGATTATCCTTACGAATGCTATTGATGGGTACACCAAACAACGCATAGGATAACCCTTGAATCAATGTAGTCTTACCAGTACCGTTACGTGCGCCATCACCGCCTAAGTCTAAGTTCTCACCTAGAATAAGTGTTAGTTCTTGCCTGTCAAAGTTTACTGCTTGTGTTACTTGACCAATGCTTAAAAAGTTTCGTAATGTTATATTCTTAAGTGTTATCATTTTAATTTTCTAAAAAACTTATCTTTGGAAAAGTTTTCTTGTTTTAGTGTTTTTTCCATTATACTTTCTAGTTTAAGTTTAACGCTAATCAATTTTTTTTGTTCACTTAAACAACCAATGTAGGAATGCGTAGTTGACAATTCGGATAATGCTATACCCAAATGTTTATTCACTTTCATCAATGATTCTAATTCTTTATAATGATTTGGCATTATAGGTTGTTATAGATATCCAATAATATTTTTTTATCAAAACTATTGCTTTCGATACTATTGATTTGGTCAATGATGATCTGATCTACTGATTCAAACTTTAAATCCCCTCTACCTTCTTGCTCAACTTGGTCTACTTTCATTGGTATCAATGCCATTTCCCTTAGTTTATGTTCTGGTATCAATGTCTCACGTATAAAGTTAGCTTCCTCATATGAAATATCAATGTCAAGATGTACTCTAACATGGCTATCAATCAATAGCAAACCCTCTGGGTTTTCAAGCACATCACTCAATTTATAGACACGGAACAATGGTTGACGAGGCCAACTATGAAATACTGGGTCTTGTCCCCACTCTAATATCATCATACCTCTAGCATCATCTCCTGCGTCAGCATAGTTATGCGGGAAAGCATTACCAATATACCAAACATTAGCAAGGCTTTGTCGTTTATGAAAATGCCCACTGAATACTTTTTCAAATCCTGTCATATGTGAAGCATTAATCTCACCATGATCGGGCATCTCTACCATAGCATTCATATAGAATCGTGGTAGTTCAAAATGCCCAAACAAGTATTTCCCACTTAGTTTCTGAACCTTCTTGTAATCATCTTGTACTAACCAAGGTGCAATGACTACATCTCCTTGGCTGAAGAAGTCGTTGACGATTTGTACGTTTGGTAAATGTTTAGCCCACTCAACACTATGAATGTCCCTACGGTCACGATAATAAAGATCGTGATTGCCCGGTATAAAATATACCCTATCAAAGTTATCATTTAATTTCTCCAGTGCTTGTAATCCAAACTGTAGTGTATGAATGTTGATACTTGCTCTGTGATGATTGTAATCACCTAAGAAGAAACAAGTTTCACATCCCTCACTCTTTGCTTTCTTTATAAACCAATCTACAAAATTATTGCAGTCTTGGTTATGTTGCAGGCTATTTGACTTTAGACCAAAATGCACGTCGGTAAAAACTGCGGCTTTTTTAAAAAGGTTACTCATCTAGTTAGTATATAGTAAAAGCCAATGTGAAATCAATCACATTGGTAAATTTATTCTTCGTAAACAACCGAACTCATTCCAGCACCCAGACCTTGACGAGTCCAGCTTGGGTTGAGTCCATTAATTTCTAAGATATCGTCACGAATATTTTGATTACGTTTTTCCGTATTCAGTACACGACAGAAACTATTTGTAATTGCTGCGGTGTAATATGCGAATGGGTTAGCACTTTTGGCTTCGTTGAATCGTAGTCCAACATATGTAAGTTGTAGAATGGCACTGTTACGCATCTCATCATTATATGTATACCCACGCCAATTATACTTCATGGCATATTTTTCACACATCATAATATACATACGGGCAAGTTTATTTGTTACCTGTCCATGATCCTTGCTGAACTCACCAGACTCTAAATCACCTTTCCAATGACTTTTACCCACGCAATAGAAAGTGTTGTTCTTGTCTATCTTATAATGCTGGAATGGGGGAAAATTTACTTTGACATGTACCATGTCATCTACTTCCGCTTTAGTGGTTACATCTTCTAAATCAGCGAAAATCTCATCCGGGTCAGTTTCATCAAATTCAAAGATATCCTTTGCGGTTTTCTTTTTAACTGTTTTGCGGGGAACTTTTGGGGCTACCGGAACATGGTCCCAATTCATTACTCTAAATACTAAATCTGTCACTAGAATGGATTCTGGGTCAACACTATCTTTCACCCCTGCTTCTATCCCTAATCGTGTTGCTCTTGTTTCTTTTGCTTGTTGAATAGATTCTGGTTTAAATGCATATTCTAAACTATCCTCAATTGAAGATTGGGGCATGTCTACTATGAAATCATATCTATGATATTCTGGTTTAGCAAAATGACAATATGCGTTTTTGCTCTCATGTATCTCTTTTAGTATATCTTTATTATTTAAATAGTTGACAGGTTTTCTTGAGGGTAATGACATAGTTCTCCTTGATTTAGTTATGCTTGACTGATTATAGCATATTAGTTGCAGAAATGCAACATATTTTTAGCAGAAACGGTAAAAATAAGACGCTTTTTATTTATCTCTTGCAATCTTCTGCCCTTGTAATAGAAATTTTTCTAGTTGTAGTATCGTCATGCCTTTACACATTTCTAATATTTCGCTTGTTTTCAAATATTTTTCAGTATCATCACGATGCCACATATTTTCCATTACGGTTGTCCATTCTAAATTATTTACTATGTTATTCTTTTTGTTTTTGTCTTTGTGATTAACTACCAATGCTTTGTTTGTGGTTGGGATGAACACTTCTGCTACTAAACGATGTATATAGCTAGTATATCGTTTTTTGCCATCTGATAAACATACTAACTCATATCCCCAATTGTTAACGCATACTTTTAGCAATTTTACTTTTCCATTTTTTGTAGACCTAATTTTACCGTAATTACTAACTTCATATTTAGGTATTCTTTCAAGTGTTTTCCATTCTTCCATGATGTTTCCTTATAGTTTTATTTATCTAAATATTTTATTTTATTCCAAATGCTGATATTTTGAAATGCTAAATAGTGAATAAGGATAAGAAAAGTATATGCCAGAATATTCTAGTACAAGAGGTGGCGCAGGTTTTACTGTTAATACAACATATAATCCAGCGACCGAAATAATAACCACTGTTGTTACGGCACCAAACGGATCTACTGCAACAGCAACAACACAGCGTTTTGTTAGTGAAGGGGGTGCCACTGCGGCCATTCCTGACCTAGTAGCACAACTTCAAGCCTCGGGCGCATTGCCGGCAGGAGCGCTACCGCCGCTAAACCTCCGCAACGCGGTAGGTGAAGCAACCAAGGATGTGATACGACAAGCAGATAATGCAGAGCGTGCAGCAACAGCAACAAAAACACCAGTACCAGAAAATCCAGCACCTCCACCACCAACAAACAATGCAACCGATCCTGCGGTAGCACCAGCACCAAACAATACCCCACCGGTACAAAACGCGGCGCCTGCTACAACTACATCACCGACCAATCTAGCACAAAATGCCGCTACAACAAATGAAGCTGTGCAAGACAAGAAACTTCCTGTTGAACCTAATCTAGCACAAAATGCCGCTACAACTAATGAAGCAGCACAAGACAAGAAACTTCCTACTGATGACCCAGCAGTTGGCAGAACGTTGGGCGGGGCAAATATTGATAATGTTATTCAAAATCCAGCACCAAAAGCTACTGGCATTGAT